GGCATGGCGACGAGGAATTCGTCCCGGTGGAGATCCCTCCACCGTTCGCCCCAGGCCAGTTCATCCTCCGTGAACGCGACCGTACCGCACCCCTCGCCTCGATCGAATCCCGCGACCTTCAATCCAAGGGAATAGAACGATTCGCCTTTCACGGCCTCGCGGCGTTTCTCCACCGGCCAATGGAACGCCTCATCCTCCCTTCCCGGGATGAGTGAGGTTTCCATCGTTCCGGAGAGGTTCACGATCTCGTCCGGGTTGACAGCGAGAATGTCCTTCTCGATGATCGCCGCCATATCCTCGGACGTTGCGGGGTTTGACAGGAGTATCGACGCGAACCGCGGATCCCCCTTGAAAACGTCCATCCCGCGAATTCCTGTGTGCAGGTACAGGTCCTTCCCCTGCGCCTTCATTCGGTCGACGATCGGGAGCATATAGATCAGGTCCCCGTAGGCCCCGTATCGTAGGATCATCGACTTCATGCGTACTCCTTGAAGGAGGGCGGGGGATTGCTCCCCCGCCCGGTGGATGCTGTGTTACGCCGAGGCGAACGTCTCCTGGAAGGCGCCCGTTACCGTGGCAACGAGCGTCTGCGCGACGGTTCCCGCCTTGACGGAGAGCCGGAGAATGTCGCCGCCGAGGATCTGAACGGTGGAATCCACCCCACCGGCCTGAACCGTGGCATCGGCATACGTTCCGAGGAACGCGATCGAGCCGATGGTTGCGTAGGCGCCCGTGCCCGCGAGGGACCGCTCGACGAGCGCGACGACGCCCGCCGAAGCGACCGTGCCGCCCGTCTTGATGTACGCCGACAAGGATTTCAGGACCCCGTTCCAGGTCGAGGGGACCTTGAAGATGGCTCCCGTGATGCCGGTCGTGGAGGCGTTGGTGCCGCCGAACGTGGCGTCTCCCTTGAGGACCAGAAGTTGCTGTTGCCCGAAGGCCGAGTAGGACCGTCCCTGTGTATCGCTCATGGTTTGGCCCCCTTATCCGGCCGAGCCGAATTTGACGATGGAGTTGTCCGGATCGCTCGCCCAGAAGATCTTGAAGCCCAGGAGCGCGTACCACGCGATCATCTTATCGCGGCCCACGTCCTTGACTTCGTAACGGATTTCCTCGGGAATGGCGATCGCTTCCATCACCGTATCGGCGCCGAAGATGTACGCCTCGCCGAACGCCGCGGAGACTCCCACGGCGTTGGAGATGGCGTTGTTGCTCATGGAGTACCGGGTCCGATAATACGCCCCGATCTCTCCGTTCACCGGGTACTTCGTGTACTGCCAGATGGACTGGAGTTTGTCGTGGAGCCCCCTGGCCGCCTGGGTGGAGAGGATGCCGTGGAAGAACCCGCCCGAGAACTTCTGCGCCTTCATCGTCGAGTAGAGGTAATCGACGATGTTCTTGGCGTGGTAGTCATCGAACGTCACCGAGGCGGTCTGGACGGGGGTTCCGTCCGTGTAGAGGTTGTACGATGAGGCCGTGGACGCGACGTAGACGATCTTCGTCGATGCGAATTCCGCTTCGACGGCGGTGTCCATCGTCTCTACCATGTCGTTCTTCAGGATGCGGTTGATCTTCTGGCTCTCGTCGAACTGCGACAGGGCTTCGACCTTCCCGGTGTACGCATGGCCGTTGCCGTATTCCGTCACGGTCAACGTGCCCTTGTACGGGGTGTGGGAGCGTCTCGGCATGGTGGCGGTTTCCACGAGGGTCCCGCCGGCCGTGCTGATGTTGCCCCACTTATCGAAGTTCACCGTGTCGCCCTTGCCTTTGCCGAATTCCTCCTGCACGTCGGCGTACTGACGGAACACCATCTCCGCTTGCGCCGCGTGGCGGGTGGTACGGCTGAGTTTGGCGTTGGCCAGGTAGGATCCCTGGCTAACCCAGTTCGAGGCGACTCCCATTGACGGTTTCTGCTACCTCCCTTTCAGAGAGTTGGGCGAAAGACTCTCGATCGGATCGCGTGTCGCCGTGCGATTTCGGCTCCGGGATCGTCTCCGGGGTCTGCATCGTCCGATCCGCTTCCCGGCTGTCCCCCGGACGGGGGTGTGCGTCCCTGCGAGAGTGATTCGCGTCTGGTGGTTAACTCCTGTGCCACTTGGGCCCTCTTGGCCTCGTCGGTTTTCCGGAAATGCTCCGCGACGACTTTCCCGGCCGCCTCCATGAGGTCTACTTGCGAGATCGACGGGTTTTCGTCCCAGATTTTCATCGCGGCCTTCTCGTAGACTCCCTTGGCCTCGCCGCTTTCGAGGTAGGGTGCGACGTGCGGGTTGTCCTTCACGAACTGGTCCGTGAACTTCTGGATCCGCTCCGTTTCCTCGGCTTGCGACTTGGCCTTTTTCTCCGCTTCCTCCTTGTCCCGGAGTTCCCGCTTCGTCAAGGGTTTGTCGAGTTCGGCTTCCTCCTGCGCCTTGTCGTGTTCGGCCAACTTCTCCGGGTCGACGTACTTCTCGTACAGGGCGACTTTCTTGGAGAGTTCCTCGTTCTTGGCCTTTTCCGATGCGAGTTCCTCCCGGGACTTGTGGTAGGCGGCCTGGGTGTCTTTCATCCGCTTTTCCGGATCGACGGGCTTTCCTTCTTCGCCTTTCTTGGCCGCTTCCTTCCCGCCTTCCGGCGCCGCCGAATCCGGCTTACCTGCCGGGGGGGCCTCCTTCTTTGCGGGTTCTCCTGCGTCCGTGGGGCTGTCTGGTGCCGGTGCGGCGTCCGCGAGGTCGTAGATCTTTTCGCGGGATGATGCGCTCGGCAACGGTGGTAATCCTGACTCGGGAGCGGGTTTCGACCCTCCCCCGCCGCTTCCTCCTTCGGCACCGGGCTCGGCCTGGTGGAATCGAAGGTTTGCATCTTGTTCCATTTGCTACCTCCATCGAGGGGGTCCGGGGGATCCCGGGCGAATCCCTACGGTTGGATGTTGGGTTCCTCTGACTCCTTGGGTTCCGACAGGTCGAGATTCGCGTCCTTGGCCGTCTCGATCAGGGCCGCCTCGAAGGCGTCCGTCCCGCGTTCGAATCCGAGGGCGAACGCCAGGGCGCCGTGATCGTTGACGGAGTTCATGGCTTGTGCCATCGACGCCTTCTTCACCTTGTCGATATAGGGTTTGAAGTCCAGTTCGTACACGTCGGACGTGAGGAACGACGCGATACGGACGCCGCGCTCCTTCTTTGCCTTCCTGTTCTTGAACTCCTGGGATTCCTCCCATTTCGCTTCCTGATCCATTCACCCTCCCCTGGGTTACTGCGGCATTATTCCCGGGGCTCCTGCGGGGTTAGCGACCGCGGGGTTCCCGGGTTGCGTGTTCATTCCGGAGAGCATTCGCATCATCGTTGCGGCGTCGAGTGGTTGTGGCGGTGCGGCGATCGGCATCCCCGTTTTGGGATCAATCTGCGTCCCCGGGGCGGCCGGGGGGATCTTGAGGATCAAGTCCTCCGGGTTAGGTTCGTCGTAGGTGTTCAGGACCCGGGACAGGAATTCCTCGATGTTGAGGCGCATGGCGATCGCCGGGACCTTCGACAGGAGCCCGAACAGGTCCACCATGTCCTTTCGCTTGCGCTCCGCGTCGAAGAACGCCGACAGTCCCTTCACCCGGATCGGGTATCGCTTGTTGACGAACGCGAACCGCTCGGCTTCCGGCAGGGCGTCGAGTGGTACGCCCTCCTGTTCGAAGATGTCGTTTGTTTCGGGGTTGAACGCGGGGTCCATGAAATACTGCAATGTTAAATCCCGGACGGCTTCGATCGACTCGATGATCCCCCCTTTCTCGATCGACGAGGCGATGTTCTCGAACTGAATGGTCGACGCCTCGGTTTTGCGGTTGACTTCGGTAGCAGTTACATCTCCCTTGGTGGTGGGCATCCCCTGGATGAAATCCGTCCATCCGGTGAAGTTCTGGATGAACGACCGGAACAATTCTGCCAGAGTGAAGGACCCCTGCGGGATGTCTCCCTGCTGAATCTGGTGCATGGCTTGACCGAGGGGGCCCTTTGTCTTGTAGAGTTTCCCCGGGGTGAGTCCTCCTTCGGCCTGTTCGGGGTCTTTCAGGGCGTCGACGTTGATCTCGGTGGGCGCCAGGAGGGAGAACAGGGCCTTGTCGCCGGCCATGTTGATGATGTTGTCCAGGGCGTTGATGATCGGACGGATGCCGTCGACCATCCCCGCGCCCATGACGGAGAACAGGGTTTTTAAGGGCGTGATGAACACATACGGGTGATTCCGGAGCCAGTACGGGGAGGGCTCGGGTTTCAGGAGGACGTATTTCTGGTTGGCAACGATGAACCGGGCGTCCCGCTGAACGATCGTCCCGTCCTGGTTGGTGATCGTCCCGAAGAAGGTATGGAGTACGACTTCCTTCCGGTAGATGTTCGCGTTCTCCCTGGAGATCCGGAGCATGATGCGGCGGGCCTGTTCGGCCTCGGACTGATCGGCGTTGGTGTAATCCTCGCGTTTCAGGCGGTTCAGTTCCTTCTTGTCGTACTTGATCCCTTCTTCGTTGATGAGCAGGTCGGCCAACTGGACCCGGGATTCCTCGATGATGTAGGAGCGGTCGACGGGGAAGTAGAGCAGGAGCGGGTTGACGACTTCGCACCGGAGTTTACCGCGTTCGCTGATCTCCCGGAGGAATTCGTACCTGGGAGAGGGGAGGCCGGTCGTCTTGTCGACGGCCTTGGTGTTGAGTTCCCATACGATCCGGGTGTCCTCGCATCGTACCGGCGTGAATTTCAGGCAACCGTAGAACATGACGAACGCCGATTCGACGGCTTCCGCGAATTTGTCGATGAAATCGCACTCGTCGACGTGGAACCGGACCTTGCGGGTGAAGGCCCGGGCCATGTTGTCCATATTGTCCTCGACGGGAGTTCCCATAGGAGCCCCCATCGGGACCGCTCCGGGCATTCCCGCGGGCGATCCTCCAGGTAGCGCGCCCATCGGCATCCCCGTAGGCATCATCCCTGGGGCCGGCACGGCGTTCTGCGGGGCGTTGTCCCTGCGTTCCGGCACGAACTTGAAGAATTCGTCGGATTTGAGCAAGATCCTTCGGATGAGCCCCGAGGCCCCCTTGATCGCGGGATAGACGGATGGAACGACGATCTTGTGTTGCCAGGATTTCTTCTTGGAGTGGTCCCGGTACGACAGGTAGCGGTCGTAGCACTCCTGCATGACCTTCCGCTTGTCGCGCCAGGTGTCCTCGCACTCCTTCTTACAAGCGTTGAGGAACAGTACGAGTTCGGCGTTTGTCACCATTGGCCTCCGTAGGATCTCGGAACCTGGAAGATCTCCAAGCCTTCCTTCGTGCCCCCGCGGCCGTCCTTGAATTCAGGGAACAGGCGTTTCGATGCAGAGGGAGTGAGTTCCAGGGTGCGTTTCACCCGGGGATCGTCGACGTCGACGGAGCCGCTCACCCCTGCCTCTTTCACAGTACGATGGACCTTATGGACGAAGCCGCAATCCTGACATTGGAAGATTTGCATGATCGAATGGGAGTGGAATCCGTCGATGAAAGCCGTTCCCCTGAACTGCATGATGGTGTGCTTGCACTCGGAGGGATTCTTCTGCCAGGGCGTACCCAAGAGCAGACTCTTGGACTGTCGTGCCAGGAATTCATGTTTCTCCACGGGTCATATCTCCATGACTTCCGCATCCGAGTGGCGGGGCTCGGCGTCGACCCACGGCGCCCACAACGGAGCGGTCAGGAGCATCAGGACGGCGAAAGCGAGGATCAGGTACGACAGGGCTTTTCTCACGGCGTCCTCCGTATCATGTGGCGTAGGTGTTGGCGGTTGCATCGTCCCCCACGGCCTTCTTCCGAACGACTGGTCGGCCGTACTGGATTCGGGAGACGAGGTACTCAAGCGCGTTCATCAGGTGCGAGTATTCGTTCTTCTCGGGCTCGTCGAGGTAGAGTTCCTTGTTGGCGATCTTCTTCTTCCTGTACCCGCCCTTGAAGGCGTCGATGAGGAACCTCTCCCGCGGGTCGATCTGCACGAAAGGTACTCCGTCGTCCTCGATCCTGCGGAGGGCTTCCTCCATCGCTCGGTGCCGGCCGGTCCATGTGATCTCCCCCGCCTCGACCTGCACCAGGGGGCGTCCGTCAGGCGCCTTGAAGTCCCTCTGAATGTCGAAGCAGGTCCTCTCGTCGGTCTGCGCCCGTTGATCTCCGGCCGGATCGCCGTAGTCGATGAACGTGAAGCCTGGATAGGTGACGTTGCAGTATTCGATGACGCGTTCTGTGAACCGCTTGATGCCGATGGAGTCCGATTGCGGCGTGAAGATCGACGGAAAGACGTTCAGGTGCGGCCGCGGGGTGAGTTGCGCCAGGGCGACGGCCGGTGTTAGTCCGTAGTCCCACCCTCGGATGATCGGCACGTTCCGGAGGGCCTTCAGCGGAGAGGATGCGACGTGGTGCTTTTCAAGGAAGATCTTGTAGATCGGCACTCCGGTACGGATCGAGAAGTCGATCTCCTGCTCCATCTTCCATGCGGAGTTCTCCGCTCCCCCGATGTACCCTTCGAGGGCCTTCGTCAGCCAGGCGCGCCCCTCGGGCGTGTCGGGATCCCGCTTGGGGAAGGCCGAGTAGTGGAGCCGGATGGTCCGGATGCCGGTTGCGGTCGTCCAGTTCTGGATCCCCTTCGTCACTCGGCGCCTCCAAAGGTCCCGGTCTGGTCGATCTCGAACCCGGAGAGTTGTCCGAAGAAGGACCCTCCCTCTGCCGACGACACCATGACGATCTTCCGGCAACACGCCTTTGCGGCCCGGTACGCCTCGCGGGCGAAAGGTTGGAAGGCGGCTTCGTCCGAGAACAGGCCGGAGCCCGTGTACGATCGGATAATGTCGCCGCCCTGGGGTATCCCCCAGAGTTTGCTTCCGTTGGGATAGAGAAGGATCCCATACGACGGGGAGACGTTCGCCTTCATCCAGACGGGGAGGTTCCCCTCGATGAACGAGGCGCGCCCCATGCCGGCCTCTTTGTTGAAAACGAGGTTGGCGGCGTCCTCCTCCTTCTTCGACTGGATGAACAGGAGTTGATTCGGGACGAATCGGGCCCACCAGACGAAGTAGGCGACGATGAGCCAGGTTACGGAGAGTTGCCGGGACTTGCCCACGCAGGTCACTTGCTGATTCCCCTCATGGATCTCCCGGAGGACTTCTCGAAGGGCGGGCTCGTCCGGGAAGGGCTTGACGGGGTTGACGGGATCGTATTCGTCCCTGGTCCAGACGTAGTGTTGATCGTTCCAGAGCCAATAGGCGGGATCCTCGGCGCACAGGGACAGTTCGAAGTTCCTTGCCGCGGGCTTGGTATTCAGGAGCAGGAACCGATCCTCGGCGCGGGACTGTCGTTCTTCGGGCGTCATCGTGCGATCCGCAACGGAGCCCGCTTGACGGACTCGACCATCTCGTCGAGGCGGCGCTTCCGTTCCTCCAGGGGCAGGGCCTTGATGCTTTCGAAGTGCTGAATGGCGATGGGCGCGGCGTTATTCTCTCCGCTGATCTTGACGACGGCTGGCATGGCAGGGAAGGCGCTCATGATCTTGAAGGCCATTTCGAGGTACTTCGATCGGGAACGATGATCTGGGACTGTCTCGATGTGGCGGTCCTGGGGCGGGCCGGTGGCGTAGGAGTGATCCGCATTGAGTCCGTCGTTGAGTTTTTGCAGGAGTTGGACGAACGATAGCCCCTGGCGCTCCATCATGCGCTTCACTTCGGGCTTGAACTTCTCCAAGGTGCGGGATCCGGCCGCACAGGCATGGGATCGGTATCCTTTCCCCTTGGGTTTGTAGACTCCGGACTCCCTGGCCGCGCGGGAGACGTCTCCGTGTTCGAAATACATTTCAAGGAATCGTGCTTCTTTGGGAGTGGGGAGGATGGTGGTATCGTCGGGTTGGAGGACGTCAGGTTGTCGCTCCCGCACCATAATGATGCAATTATGCACGGATTCAAAAAACTATGTCAAGAGAAACCATAACCTGCTACGGCATAGTGCGTGGTACCTGGGGCGGGTAGAGGACCTTTCGCACGTCGTCGACGTCGGTTGCGACGATGGCGACCCCTCCTGCGTCCCTGACGGCCCACAGGAAGGCCAGTTGGTCCTCGGTCGGTTTCCCCCCCGGTTTTTTCACTTCGATGGCAAGGAGGCGCCCTGACGGTTTCAGAATGCCCAATATGTCGGCAGACCCGATCCTGCCGTAGGATACCCCGCCGCGTCGGCCGGTATTGTTCCTCCAACAGAAGACGTGCATTATGCGCAGGTATCGCAGGATGTTCGCCTGGATGAGGCGTTCCGAGATCATAGGCGCCCTCCCGCCCACGGGCGTATACGTCCCATTACGTTGCACCACATAGTTTCCTCCCTTTTCGTTTCATAACCTGGTGGGCTTTTTCGATGACCTTTGGGTGGACGATGTTGATATGGGCCATGCGGGTATTGCCGCAGGGGCACTCGAATTGGACGAGTTTTCCCATACAGATGCCGGTGGGCTCGATTTGATCGAGGTCGACGACTCGGTAGCAACAGGCACACGGTTGGGAGGGATTATTCATTTCACCAATCCCAATTCTGCTCGTCTCTGTTCGATTACTTCCCTGAGTCGTTGAATTTCTGGATCCACAGTTCGAGGGACAGGGGAGGATGGGCCCGTAGGAGCCCGATCCTCCCCGTTTGTCCCGGTCGAGTTATCCACAGGGCTTGAGTTATCCACAGGCGAGGTTTTGGGGGTAGATCTAAGATCTTTTTTCTTTCCTTTTCCAGTTCCAGTTCCAGTTCCATGCTTGGGAGCCCCCCCGATACCCTCATCTATGCCTGTATGGGAGGGGGTATGGATGCCCGCATGGGAGGGGGTATCGTGCGTAGTGAAGGGGATCTCGTAGTAACTTGCGAATTCTTCTACGATTTTAAGTTTCGGGAGGGCTTTGAGGGCGTTGATGATGCCGAGTGTTTGTTTGGAATTGTTCCTGACAAAGGCCGGATCGTTCTTCAAGCCCTTGACGATCCACAAAACAGGCCTTTCATACCTCACCCACCCGGCATTGATGAGGGCATCCATGCCCGCATCAATCTGGATGGGGGTGGCGGTCGGGATCCTCTCGTACAGGGTGCTTCGATAGTGGGGGAAGATGCAAGCGAAGTTACAGTCCCTTGAGGTCCGGAGGCAGAAGAAAACCGCGATGGTGATTGGCTCGAACGATTGGAATTCAGGGTCATCCCAGATGGAAGAAAAAACGGAACGATAGGATCCTTTTTCCCCAGGCACCTTCCCCTCCCATCTCCTTTTTTTAATATATTCTTTGTAAACTGTATTTCTACCGTGGGAAAGGGATCATGCCTCGCCATTACCCGTCGCGGTTTTCTGCTCCGGGTACATGGCGTGGATTTCCTCGTAAGTCATCCCCGTGACCTTCAACACGATCGGCATCCATTTCGGCCCCGGGAATGTCCCGTTCTCCCAGGAGAAAATATGCTGACGGGTGCAATCAGGGTATTCTTTTATGAGCCATCGCTTCTGGTCATCTGTGAATCGTACCGGCATAATGGTCACCTCCGAGGGCACCATAAAACATCTTACGCGGCCTGTCAACCATAAATTTACTCCCACCGTAAAAAATACTTGACATCGTATTTCTTCCCGGGGTATGATCTCCCACAGACATACCAAACCCCCGAAGGGAGGACCCTATGCCAAGCAAGGTCCAGTCCACCACGCAGAGTCCCGGCACCTGTCAATCCCCAAAACCGTTCTCATGGCGCAACGGAAGCGGATACCTGGTAGTGACGGTCAACGCTCCGAGCGGCGATTGGTGTAACCGATGGATGTGGGACCATCGGCGCGGGTTCATGTGGATCACCACCTCCGGCCCAGGCGCCAAGCGTTACCAGGAGATCTTCGATTCCGAGCAGTTCCTCATCCTCCAGGTCGAGGGGGTGAGCAGATGACCACCCTCCACGAAAACGTGCAGACGATCATCGACGCCTACCGGCTCGGGGAGGCGAAGTCATGAAAACCTACGTCGTCAAGACCACCTGGCAGGTCAAGGGCACCGGATACTCCCTCACCGACACGCACATGGTCAAGGCCGGATCCGTCAAGGCCGCGGCCGCACAAGCCCTCAACGGCGCCTACAAGAAGGCCCGCCGCGGTTGGCGCGAGGCGGCCGGCGCGTTCTTCTCGGTGCAGTTAACCGTTCTCGGACCCGAGATCCATATCCCCGAAGAAGGAGGGACGTCATGAGCGCCGCTACCGCAGTTTACAAACTGACCGAGGACGAGTGCCTGATTTGCGAGGATTGCGGGAAGGATCTGCATCATAGGGAAAAGGTCGTGCTGACGGCTCACCCGGACGGTTGCACGGTCGAGATCCGGTGCGAAGTTTGCCAGGAGATCGAGGACGCCGCGTCATGAGAAGGACGGGGAAACCATGAAGGAGGTCGGAGACGAGTATTTCGAGGTTGGCTACTGCGGCCTCGCAGGGGAACCCGCGGAATAACCGCCTACCAGACGGGGGAGGTCCCTCCAACCCCTCCCCCGTCAGAAGGGAGCATTGACATGGACTCGACGAAAGCCCTCTGGAAGCAGATCGGTAAGATCGGCAGAAACTCCGAGTTTCCCCCGTACCCGTGGGACCCCGACCAGGCGTTTACTGCCTTGGAGAACGTGGGCGGCGTGAAGTGCGGGGATTTCATGTTCATGGGGGTCTCCATGAACGA